CACATATACTAAGGAGGAATGATGGCAGAAGAAGAAACAAAACCTCAGGTTGAATTAGACACAGACGATGCTAAAGAGCAAGACGTCGAAGTTAAAGAACCTGAAAAAAAAGAAGAACCTAAAGATAAAATCAATCTTAATGTAGGGGAAGTTGATTTAGGTTATACGGAACATATTGATAAGGATAAAGAAAAAGCTAAAATTCTTATTGAAGATGAACCTAAAGAAGAACCTCAAAAAACTGAACCCGTTAGAGAAGAAAAGAAGATTGATGATCTAGAACAAGTCTCCAAGACTGTTCAAAAACGCATTGATAAGCTTACGCATCGTTATCGAGAAGCAGAACGAAGAGAACATGCAGCTCTTGATTTTGCGAAAGGCTTACAGAAAAAATATGATCATTCTTTAGATCAATATCGTGTTAGTGATGATAATTATCTAAAAGAATTTGATGCACGAGTAGATTCACAACGTGAACAAGTAAAGAATAAACTGAAAGAGGCGATTGAGGCTCAAAATTCGGATTTAATTATGAAGGCGAATGATGAGCTTACTCAGCTTGCTGTTGAAAAAGAAAAAGCAAGAATTCAAATGGCCGAAAAAGAGGTACAACTTAAGGAAGCAAAAGCCCAGCTTGATCAACCGGATCTTCCGCAAGGCGGAGAAAGTATGCCTCTACCAAGTGAAAAAGCAAAACAGTGGGCTCAAAAAAATACGTGGTTTGGCAATGACAAGGTCATGACTAACGCAGCCTGGACTCTACATGAAGATCTTGTAGGGAGAGGGGTTGATGTAGACGATGATAACTACTATAATGAAATTGATCGACAGATGAAAGGTTATTTTCCTGATCGATTTGTAGAAACTTCTACCGAAAAAGGGGAGCACCGAGCACCCGTCCAAATGGTTGCTTCAGCTGGTAGAAAACAACAAGGACGCAGAACCGTGAAGCTCACCAAGTCACAGGTTGCTATTTCAAAAAAATTAGGGGTGCCACTAGAAGAATACGCTAAATACGTGAAGGAGGAAGCATGAAGCAAGTGAAAAAGACCTCACGCGCGTCAGAGGAACGATCAAAAGAGAAACGTAATCAACCTTGGACGCCACCGAACAGTCTCGATGCGCCACCAGCGCCTAAAGGCTTTGTCCAAAGATGGATAAGAGTCGAGAGTATGGGTTTTATGGATTCAGCTAATGTGTCCAAAAGACTTAGAGAAGGTTGGGTATTTTTAAGATCCGATACACTGAAAAGTGAAATTGGTGAAAATGAATATCCTAACATTCATGAAGGAAAATACGCTGGTCTGATTGGGGTTGGAGGCCTTGTGTTGGCAAGGATACCGGAAGAGATTGCAAAATCGCGCTCTGATTATTTTAAAAGAATATCAGCCGATCAAATAACCGCGGTAGACAGTGATCTAATGAAGGAACAACGGCCGGGAATGCCTATCAATATAGATAGACAATCGCGGGTAACTTTTGGTGGCGGACGAAAACAATAATTTTTTTGTAATAGTCCATTACCGATATTTGTTTAACAATAAGGAGACTAAGACATGGCTAATGTCGCGGAAAAGTTCGGACTGAAACCAGTTCGATCATTAGATGGAAGTGACTTTATTAATGCCCAAAACAGATATCGTATAGCAAGTTCGTATGGAACGGCAATTTTCCAAGGTGACCTGGTAACTCCAGTCACTGGTGGACACATTGAACGACATGCTGCAACTAGCAGTACGGCTGTGGTAGGCGTTTTTAACGGTTGCTTTTATACAGACCCGACAACATCGAAACCTACTTGGAAAAACTATTATCCTGGTTCAATTGCAGCGAGTGACATTACAGCATTCGTTATCGATTCACCAGATCAAGTTTACAAGATAGACTCAGATGGAGCATTTGCAGTCGCTGATATTTTTAAAAATTTCAACGTAACAAATGTAACGGGTAACACCGTAACCGGCACTTCGAAAGTTCAGTTAGACTATTCTAGCTCAGGTATTACAACTACTATAGCTCTTCAAGCTATCGACATCTCTCAAGATGTAGGTAACAATGAAGCAGGCGCGGTAAATGTAGACGTGTTAGTTAGAATTAATAACCACTTTTACAAGGCTGCTACGGCAGGCTTAGCATAATAGGAGCATAAAACATGGCAATATCAAGAGCACAGCTAGTTAAAGAACTAGAACCAGGTTTGAATGCACTATGCGGCCTGGAATACAATAGATACGACAAGGAAGCAGCGTTAATTTTCGCTACAGAAACATCTGATCGTGCGTTTGAAGAAGAAGTTATGCTTTCAGGATTTGGAGCTGCGGCTACTAAATCTGAAGGAGCAGGCGTAACTTTCGACGATGCGAAAGAAGTTTACACAGCAAGATACACTAACGAGACAATCGCTCTCGCTTTTGCAATCACTGAGGAAGCTATCGAGGATAATCTGTACGACAGACTAGCGGCTAGATACACAAGAGCGTTGGCAAGATCAATGGCACATACTAAACAAGTTAAGGGTGCTACGATTCTTAATAATGCTTTCACTTCGGGTACTGGAGGAGACGGTTCGTTTTTATGCGTAACCAATCACGCTCTAGGAACTGGAGGTACGTGGTCTAACGCGCTATCAACAGCGGCTGATTTGTCAGAAACATCACTTGAACAAGCACTGATAGACATTGCAGCGTTCGTAGACGAAAGAGGATTAAAAATAGCTCTTCAAGCACAAAGAATGATAATTCCAAAAGAATTACAATTCACTGCTGAAAGAATTTTGAGATCCCCTCAAAGAGTCGGAACAGCTGATAATGACATCAACGCAATTTATCAAACAGGAATGGTTCCACAAGGTTATCATGTGAACCACTTTTTGGCTGATACTGATGCGTGGTTCTTGATTACAGATGCACCTAACGGACTAAAACATTTCGTTAGAGCACCAATCAAGACAGCTATCGAAGGCGACTTCGACACTGGAAACGTGAGATTCAAAGCTAGAGAAAGATACACTTTTGGGTGGTCTGATCCTAGAGGAATCTTCGGAACTCCAGGAGCGTAATTTAAGTAGATTTTTCAATAAAATCACATTAAGGGGCGATCTAGCATCGCCCCTTTTTTTTGGGTATAATACAAGAACTATACAATTATTAATTAGATCTAGACGCGTATAGTCGACGGCCTAGAGACTAGATCTACAAACTAGGAGGATTATAATATGGCAAGATCAACGTTTAACGGCCCAGTAAGATCCCTTAACGGGTTCATTACAACTGGAAATAACAACGCGAAGGCAATATCAAGTGGTACCACTAATGGTGCAACTAATATTGATGACTATCAAGGTAAAGTTTGTTCAATTACTGATCAAGCAGCAGTTTTCAACTTACCAGAAATAGTCACAGACACAGGCTCAGACGCACAGAAAAAGAGTCCAAATACTACAAGTACAATTGGATATGAGTATTCGTTTTTAGTAACGGAAAGTCTAACAAGCTCTAACACATTCACTTTGAATGCTGGAACTGCCGCAGGCAGATCTACAGCTGATATATTCACAGGCATAGCTTGGTATAGCAATACGGCTACTGACCCTGCAGCAAATGCTTCATGGGGATCAGGTGGAGCTGACACCCTAACTATTGACGCAACTACTCGAGGTGGTTTAGTAGGTACATACATTACTGTTAAAGCAATAGCGGCAAATGTGTGGGCTATTGACGCTCGATTAAATGGTAACGGAACATTTGTTACCCCTTGGAGTTAATAGATAAATAATTTTGTGAGCTCCTTCGGGAGCTTACAATTAAGGAGATAAAATTATGGGATTTACAACAATTAAATCAACACAGCTAAGTGCCAGTGGTGCAGTAGTAGCAGGCTCAGCTAGAGTCAAAAGTATTTATGTCGCTCATAGTGGAACAGCTGGAACGGTTATTCTACGAGATGGAGGAGTTACTGGTACTATAAGATGTACTATTAATACTGCGGCAGCTGTTGGAGAATATCAAACCGAGATACCTGAACCTGGGATTCGTTGTGAAAGTTCATCGGGACCTTATATCGCCGTTACTGGCGGAGTAAGTTTCGTTACAGTTTTCTACGATTAATCAATCATCTATAGAGGAGGACAATGAGCAAGTGTAAAAACTGTCAATGCGAATGTCACTGCCGAACAGAAGAACA